TTGGAGGTGCATTGTCCGCTCAAAAGTTGGGCAATGATACATTCAAGAATGGAAGCAATTTGGGTGGGACAATTGAATACCCGGGTGCATTAACTGACCAAGCACGGACTAATCTTGAGAACTCGTTTAATGCTGCGATGCAAGGTGCTCAAGGTAGTCAAAGGTGGAAGGTATTGGAGGAAGGAACAAAGGCCAATCCCATGAAGTTAAATCTTGAGGACTATCAACTCCTTGAGACAAAAAAATTCAATGTTCAAGATGTGGCTCGTTGGTTTCGTATCCCATTGCACAAGATTCAAGATATGTCGGGTTCAACATTCAGCAACATTGAGCAAGAGAACATCGCCTATGTTACCGACACATTGATGCCGTGGGTGACAAAGTTAGAGGATGAATTTACATTGAAACTTTTGACCGTTGAACAACGAATCAACAATGTATTTGTATATGCCCACACTAACGAGTTAACTCGTGGTGACATGGCAGCAAGAGCGACCTATTATAAAGAGATGACTTACATTGGTGCGATAACTACCAATGAAATAAGATGGGAAGAGTGGATGAATGCGGTGCAAGGTGGTGACCGTAGATTTATCCCTGCAAACATGGCCATCATCGAACCTGATGGGACTATACATCCACCAACTGATCCAAACCAACCAACACCAGTAAACTAAAATGAAGAACAAAATACAACATAGAGGCAGGTATATCAGCAACCTTGAAATAAGGGCCATTGACCCTGCCACTCCAAATGAGGTATATATAAAAGGATATGCTGCATTATTCAACTCAATGACATTGTTAATGAGTTATGGTGATTGCGACTATTATGAGGTGATATTGCCGGGTGCATTCGACAATGTGTTAACCAATGATGTTCGATGCTTATTTGACCACGAGAGTGAATATGTATTGGGCCGTGGCAACAACACACGAGGTGCTTATGAAAGCGGATTGCAAACTTTGAAGTATGGTGTGGATGAGAAAGGTCTTTATTATGAGTGCCGACTTGATTTAACTATCAACACGCACAATGATTTATATAAGTTGATGCAACGAGGTGACATCACGCAGTCATCATTTGGTTTCATCATCGGTGACTCCAAATGGACTGAAGAGACCATCAATGGCAAAGAAACCTGCACTCGTGAAATTATAAGTGTGTCGCAGTTATTCGATGTGTCACCAGTTACTTATCCTGCTTATGAAGATACTGAAGCCGAAGCAATGAGAAGCAGCATAATGGATGAGATTAAAAATTCAAAGCAGAGCAAACCTGCACCAACCAACAACGGAATTGATACGGCACTCGTGGCTCGTAGTAAGTTCAATATATTAAAATCAAAATTCTAATTTAAAACATGGAAAAACTCCAAACCCTAAAAGAGTCACGGGCAACTCTTGCATCCGAGATGGAAGGTCTTGTAAATGCCGAAACCCGCAGCGAAATTCAAATCGCACGAATGAATGAGTTAAACACTCAAATCGAAAAACTCACAAGCGAAATTGAAGTGCTTGAGCGTTCATTCAAAAATTCACAATTCAAACCCGTTGCCAAAAATGATGGCTTAACCGCAGAGCAAAGAGAGATTGCCAAATCATTCTCTTTTCAAAAGGTTATGTCAGCCATTGAAAGCCGTACCTCTTTGAGCGGATTCGAAGCCGAAATGCACGATGAAGCCAAAGCCGAGGCTCGTTCATTTGGTGGTGTGGTAAAAGGTATCGGTGTGCCAATGAAAGCATTGGACGCAATGGTACAAAAAAGGGCCATGACCGCAGGTACAAATAATGCAGGTGGTTACGGTGTTCAAACTGATGTGAAGTCGTACATCCAATACCTTTGGAATAAAACTTTCATGAGTCAGTTGGGCATCGCTCCAATGACCGGATTGACTGGTAATTACTCCGCCCCAAAAGAAGGTGCAGTTACTGGTGCATGGTTAACCGAGACTGGTGCTGCATCCGATGAAACTCCAACACTTGACCAATTGTTATTGTCTCCAAAGCGTTTGGCCGTGTTCATTAAAGTATCTAAAACTCTTGCCATTCAAAGCCCTGATGTTGCTGATGCAATGGTGATGGATATGTTGATGAACGCACAAGCCACATTGCTTGAGAAAGCCGTTGCCAAAGGTGGTGGGTCAAATGAACCTACTGGTATTATCGCTACAAATGGCATCGGTAATGTTGCAATGGGTACAAATGGTGCTGCTCCAACCTATGCCAAAATAGTTGACCTAATCAAAACCGTATCCGCCGCAAACGCAGTTGGTAATGGATTCTTGACCACTCCAACCATCGCAGCGAAGTTGCTTGTTACTGAACAATTCACCGGAACTAATGGTGTGCCAGTTAATCAAAACAACACAATCGCAGGTTACAAATTAGTTGCATCTAACAACGCTCCATCAGGACTTACCAAAGGTTCATCAAGTGATTGTCACGCTATCATCTTCGGTGATTTCAGCAAAGTGAAAGTTGCACAATGGGGTGGTCTTGACCTTGTGATTGATCCGTTCAGTTTGGCAGAATCTAACTTAAACAAAGTTATCGTGAATGCTTACTATGACATCGGACTTGAGCAGGCAGGTGCATTCGCTGCTATTAAAGATGCTCGTGACGTATAATCAACGGGGGTAGTAATACCCCTTTTAAATACTTAAAATAAAATGGCAAAAGAAAAGACCAATGCAGAAGGCTCACAAGGTGATGCCCCTGCCACAATCAAAGTTGAAATCATTAAATTTCATTCAAGCGTATGTCATGAAGTTGGTGAGGTTGTAGACCTGCACGCAGGTACTGCTGCTGAGATTATCGAATCAGGCCATGCAATAGAAGTGAAGTAATTGTGTGTTTTTATTGTATAATTTAGGGGGAGCGTAAAACCTCCCCTTTTTTTTAAAATATATAATGACAAGAATCCAACCATATCGCCAAAATTTAGGTTATAGAGCAACCAACAACCAAACTTATAATCTTTGCACTACTGAAGAGGTGCGTAAGTATTTGAATTTGTCATTTACCGATGATGACAATTTTATATATCAATTAATTTTGAGCGCAAGTTCATTCATCGAGGATTATTGCAATCAAATCTTTAGTGAGTCGCAGACAAAAGAATATATAATTGATTGGTATGAAGTGCCTGCGGATGGCATCTTTTGGATTCCTTTCAAGTTTGCAGCAAAAGGCGTTGATGTAACTCAACTATTTATATCTTTCTATAAAGACGATGGAGCAACTCAAATCGCAGAAGTTCCGACATTTATAAAAATGGATGATTTAGTCGGCTTTAAATTTGAGTCAATGCCGGACACGCTTAATGAATCGGTGGTTAAAATTTCATGCACCATTCAACCCGATAACGAAGCGAATGGTCAAGTGCTGCATTCGGCAATGATTCTTGCAGGTCACTTTTATAATAATCGTGATATTGTTGTGACTGGAGCATCCGTAAGTGCTGAATTACCATTCCACATTAAGGCATTATTGGATAACAATAAAATCAAATTGTTTTAAATGAATAGCGGTTTATTCGATAAGATTGTCAGTGTGTTGCAGTTATCAAGCAATAATAATAATGGTAATCTCATTACCACTTATACCAATAACGGTACTATTCGAGCAAGGTTGATAAACAAGAACGCAATGACCTCAATGCGAAGCGGTGTGCCTCAAAGTGAAGCAGCCGTTGAGTTTGTCATCAACACCAAAGATGTGCCAAACATCCGTGGTAATTGGGCCTTTTCGTATAACAATAAAGTATATAGAATTGATGGGGTGATTGAAGATACATCACTACAACGAGGTAGGTATTCACGAGTCTTTGCAACATTAATTGAGGAGGGGCAATAATGGGAATGATGAAGGAATTGGCCATGATTAAAAAGTCATTAAAGGCCATCGCAGTTAACAACAAGCAGGTGCAGGTAGCCATCGGCCCTGCTGCTCAAAAGATGCTTGATGCTATCGTTGTTCAGTTACCTATGCGTACTGGTCGGTTGGCTGACTCGTACGGCTTTGTAAAAAGACATTATTCAAATGGCATCACTATCGGTGCGAGGTATTCGACTGGAGGTGGTCAAGGTAGCCATGCTCACTTGATTGAGTTAGGTTTCAAGACTCGAAAAGGAAGTGGTAAAAGGTCATCTAAAATGGCAACAAAGGAAAGGGTTGATGGTAGGTTCATTGAAAAACGAGTCTTTGAACAATTTAAGGAGGCAGCAGCCAATGAGATAATGAAAAATTTAGGCGATGAAATAGAAAAGAATTGGAATAAATCATGACGGCAATACTACAACATATATACTATGCCCTTGCAAGTGGCACAAATGCATTCGGCTATGTGGCAGGTAACATATTTATGGGCAGGGGTGAATCAAACCCAATGCACGATAAATATATACTGATGGAAGTGGTCAGTCAGTTACCTACTGGCCGAAGTAAATCGGGGCCATCCGACATGGACACCTACCGAATTCAATTTACTTGTTATGCAACAACGGCAGCGGATGCCGACACCATTGCTAACTACCTGCGATTTGATTTGGATTACACCGGAACGGGGGGGGATGCGTTTAATCCTATTATGGATTGTGCATGGGAATCTTGTATGTTCGACACGGAATCGGACAACACCTTTGACTTTCAATCCTATGAAACTGGTATGTATGCCAAACAAATTGACTTTACTTTTAGAATGAACCCAGTATTACTAACCTAATTAAAAACTAAAATGAAATATTACAAAATTATTGGCCCCGGAGTTAAGAACTCACAAGGCCGTGAATTACCAATCGGTTGCACTTATGAAACCGATGCTGACCTAACCGCTAACCCATCAGCCAAATTGCTCAATGCAGTTAGTCTCAAAGAGGTTGTCAAAGAGATTGCCAAAGCCGAAACAAAAGGCAAGGGCAAAAAGGTTGAGAAGCGAGATGATGAGGCAGGTACTAATGTTTAATCATTAAATAAATTATAAACCTAACTAATTAAAATTGCAACACAATGAGCAAAATTAACGGAACACTCGTAAAAGTATATGTTGATGCCGATGCCATCGCATACGGAACATCAGCAGGTATATCAATTTCAATGGCTACCCGTGAGGTGACCAACAAAGATTCAGGCGGATGGAGCGAATTTGCTGAATCTAAATTGAGCGGCAAGATTGATTTCAAAGGAATCTTTGATGATGCTGCTGCTTTCGGCACAAGCGACTTGTTTTCAGTCCAAACATCACGCACTACCGTCACTTTGAAATGGGGTGATACAACCACCGCAAAGAAAAGATTTGAAAGCGATGCCTATATCACCGATTTGTCTTTGTCAAGTGAGGTTGAAGGCAATGTTGAGTTCACTTGCAATTTCCAATTGACTGGCACTATCACCGAAATCACGAACCCCTAATCATTGATTCGTTCATATATATAAAGGGTGGCAGCAATGTCACCTTTTTTTATTAAATTTCGCCTCAAATAAATAACAATGGCACAAATAACAATCAACAAAAAGACCTATCAACTCAAATTGACTTTAGGCACATTCCGTAGGCTTGATGAGAACCACGGCATCACCATTACGCAGGTGATTGAAGATTTAAATAATGGCAAGTTTGGATCATTACTCAAGACCTGCCACGAAGCAGTTATAAGTGGTGGTGCTGATATATCATTTACCGACTTTGAAGAGTCATTAGGAATGGGTGATATACCAATGTTGCAAAAGGCCTTAACTGATGCACTCCCAAACGGCAATCAGGTGGAGGCGGTAAAGCCGAAACCGATGACCAAAAAGAAGTAACAATTGATTGGGACAAGTTAGAAGTAAGTGCAGGGTACTACAATGTCAAACAAAGCGAGTTGTATAACTTTACTTTCCGTGAGTGGTCAAACTACACCGAAGGCCGTGATACCAAAATTCGTGAGGACATGGCCGTTGTTCGATTTCAAACGGCCTTACTTATTCAACCGCATTGTACGAAATCTATATCAATTAAGGAGTTGTGGCCATTCAGTTGGGAAACCGAAGAGGGCAAAAAGCGGAACGAGAAAATCGACACGGAACTATACAATGAAATAAAAGCAGTAACCAAAGACTGGTAAAAATTATATACAACAATGGCAGGTAAAGTTTTAAATATATCCTTAAATGCAACCATCACACCGTTGCAAAAGGCTCTTGAAAGTGTCGGCAAAATGATGAATGATTTTGCCGCATCAATCGAAAAAACGGATAAGAAGATGGCCGATTCGATTCGGACTAATGTTGCCGATATGAACGCATCACTTGACAAGGTGAAGCAATCTTTTGTCAACACCGAAACGGCAGGTGACAAAGCCGGTAAAGGTGGAACGGCATCTCTTCGCACCCAATTAAAACAAGCAACATTAGAAGCACAGAAATTAGCGGTATCGGTTGGAACGAGCGATCCAAAGTTTATTGAGGCAGCAAAAAGAGCAGCAGAATTAAAGGACACCATTGAGGACACCAATGATGCTATTCAATCGTACAAAGGTGAAGGAGCATTTATTGCGGCTAATAAAGCAGCACAGGCATTAACAGGTGGAATTGGGGCCATTCAGGGAGCCATGAATTTACTTGGAGCAGATAGCGAAAACACCCAAGAAGCCATAAAAAAGATGCAATCTATTATGGCTTTGACGCAGGGATTGGCAGCATTGGAAGATGTAGGAAGGTCGTTTAAGCAGTTAAAAACCGTAGCATCAGAATTTGGACAAGCATTAAAGGCTGCAATAGGTGGTACTGGTATCGGGTTATTGCTTATTGCAGTTGGGGCATTGGCTGCCAATTGGGATAAGGTAATGTCAGCGGTTAATGGAGTAAGTGCTCAACAAGAAAAGTTACATGAGCAATTACAAAAAAATATAAAATCAAAACAACATGAACTTGAATTATTTGATGCACAAAAGGCTCAAATGTTGTTGGCAGGTAAAACCGAAAAGGAAATTTTACAAGCAAGAATGCAGCGAATTAATATGGTAATAAAGGAAATGTCAGCAGATTTGGCTTTACAAAAGCAAATGCGTGATGGCCAAATAGCAGCAGCACAAAGGAATAAAGATATAGTTATTGGAGTTATTGATATATTAGCAAAACCTTTAAAATTATTGTTAGCCGGTATAGATGCCAGTGGTGATGCGTTTGGGGCTCAATTTGAATTGGTAAAAAAATTCGAATCATTTGAAGGGTCAATGGCCAATTTACTTTTTGATCCAAAAGAAGTAAAGGACAAAGCAGACAAGTCTATTAAGGAAGC